GTATAAGGGAAATAGAACCACCCCCATAAGCCAAAAGTGTTTTGGGAGCACACGAGAGCTCACCAGTAACTTGATGACTAGTGGAGGGATTCGATAAGAGGGCCACGCTTAAGCGCCGGGAACGGTGAATAAGCGGGGTGAGGGCGAGGTTCGGGAGCAAAGCTCTTTTCACTCCGCACCTTTTCAAAGGAGCGAATGAACTTAGGCTTCCGAAAGAGATGTTGGGGAACACCTCCTACTTCATGGTGGATGACAACCTCAACGTCATCCCCAGAAGGTGTGCTAATGGTCGCAGAGGTCAGCGATTCATCAGGAGGGGCAAGTGGGATCACAAAGCCAAATTCGTCACCAGCACACATGGTAACGCGGATAGGATTGGAGTAGTTGTCGGCGGAAATGACAAGGTAGCGACGCTCAGTCTGCTCAACCATGTTAATTTCCTTCCAAAAGTACGGGCTATTGTAAGCAACTTCGACAACTTTGGTGGGTTCGAATTGGGTAAGGGACTCGTTAAAACCACCGTCGACCATTTCCTTCTCCGTGGGGGTGCCAGAACCAGCGTAATATGGAGCAACAAAGAGTCGTCCATTTGCATTTGAGGAGAGGTTCAGGCGAAGAGAGCCTTTCCAGCCGACGAACGGTCCAGCTAGAAAGGCAAAGGCATCGGACTTAGCCGTACCAGCAGCACTAATAAGTGGCTGCCAGTAGGAACGAGCGTTGTAAGTTCCAACGCTCCCGATGCTCATGGGCTTGCACACAGCTTTGCCAAGGTTTGTTTCGGACTCAGTGAAGAGAAAGTCCTCGTCAGTAGTTTCGACGAGCTTACCAGAAGCACCTGTGGCATCAATTATGTTCATGTTGTGGTCAGGATGGTCAACAACAAAGCGCTCGAGCAGCGCGGACATAGGGGCCTCCTCAGGCCAAGTCCACTGGCCGACGTTGCGTAAAGACACGCCACGCCAGCCACGAACACGAGTGTTTTCAGAAAATCGAACACCAACGTGGACATAATGTGTTGTTGCACCACCAGCCATAGAGGGGGCTGGCTTTTGTTCAAGGTAGGCTACAACAATACCAAGGAGGTTTTTGCCTGTGGGCAAGGCGCCAATGAGCGACCCGGTAGGACACCAAGTCTGGCCATTGGCAAGGGGGACGCGCATAGTCTCTGGCGCATCAGACAGAGCCGAACGGGACGAATCAAGGATGATTGAGTTGGTGTCGGCAACATCAACTAGGGGCGTGGTGAGAATGGGCGAGGTGCCGGGGAGCCAATAAATGCGCAATAGGTACGACGCGCCACGAGGGCCAAGGACACGGAAGTCCAAGAGGAGGTGGCCCTGAATCACTTCATAAAGGGAAGACACCCAGGACACAAAGGTGTGGAAGAAGCGATGAGTGAAAGGGCCGCCGCCGGTGCGGGTCCAAAAGCAGGCACGAACAGGGGACACTGGCCATGACCAAATGGTGGTGCCAACAACGGTGGTGTCATCGAACTGCATGCGAGCCATGATCTGGCCAGGCTGACGGGCCATGTCTTCAAGGCGTGGTTGGAAGGCAGGCCAGGGGTCGACGCGAGCAAGGGGAATTGTGCCAAAGGTCTCAGCGGGAGACAGACCACGAGTATAACGGTAATTGAGACCAACCATGGGGCGGGTGGGCATAGCCGTACGTTCATCAATGGGGTAATCTAAGAGGAACGGGAGGGCAGTGGCGAGGCCACCAATGATCTTTTCAGCGTAGGGAGCAACTGAGGCAATGGTTTGGCCAACGGTATTAACAACATTGGTAAAGAACTTTCCAATGCCGCTGCCAAACGAATCGTCAGCGGTGATCACGGAGGTGTTGCTGCCAACGGCGGCAACCGCGGGAGTGGGGGCCTTATCTTTGGCAACGATGGAAGTGGCCTTAGCGGCAGCCTCTTTCTTAGGCTTGGGCATGGAAATATCTTTGCCCGTGGACTTCTTGTCTTTCTTCTCAGCGGGAGCTGTTGGAGCAGTGGAGATCTTGATCTCGACAGGGCCACGATCGAGCACAACATCTTTGCCAGAGGCACCAATGGCATCCTCAATGAGGCAAGCACCAGAACCATCTTCAATCACAGGACGTGACATGAAATGCTCGATGTGGCGGGCGCGGGCGGTCATGGACATTGGGAATGAGGTCTCAGGGGACAGGGCGTATGCTTTAAAGCGAATAGGGCGAGCATAGACAGTAACATACACAGAGGGGGCTGTGCCAGCACCACCAGAAGTGAGGGGGTCAACAACCTCGACACGGAACGTGCCGATTTGGTGTTTCTTGGTGGAAAGGTCAGCAGTGAGGATCCAGGGGTCCCACCACTGGTAGCCACAGCGATAGCGAACACTACCGCCCTTCATGGCATCGATAAGCTTGGAGTTGTTCATGGAATTGGAATAGGAACTAGCAATGCGGCCAGTAGTTGCCTTTTTGGTAGCAGGCAAAAATGAAGTTTGCAAACTGCCAGCGGCCATACCAGAGGCGGTGACAACGACGAAAACTTCCATATCACAACGGAAGCCGAAAATGCCTTCGGCACGAGCTTTCCACTGGGGATTAGTAAGAACATCACCAGGAAGTTCAAGTTCGACAAGGTAGTCATGGTTCACCTTGGAGGTGTCGAAAGTTGCCGAAGCGATACGCATCTCATGTTCAAGCATGCCACGACCAATATCGAGTTCCTGGGCGACGTACTCTTTGTCCAACACATCAAGGAACGATTCTGTGGACACATCATAGACTGGAGTGTCGGTTATGAAAGTGGTGGCTTCGCCAGCGCTCACAGCAGAAGCACCAACAGCATCCTCAATAATGGGCTCAGAGTCAAGGACGAGCTCAACGGACGTGAGGGTGTTAGACAGGTAACGTTCATGGAACCGAGAGAAGGGCTTCGGAATCCACTCAATGCCATGGGACTGGCTGTACTGGTGCAGCTTCTGGGACCAAAAGGAGAAAAGGGCTTGGTCACCATGTTGGTAAAGTTCACCCATAACTGAGTCAAACACATTACAAAGATTGGGGGGGGAATTGTCAGAACACCAGTTGAGGGGGCGCATAATTGAGGGGAGCACAAGGGCGCCATGGTGGAAACCGGCAAAGAACTTATTGCCACGACGGAGGAGTTGGAATTCAGCGGCAGTGTGGAACTCTGGAAGTACTTCCTCTTTCTTAGAAGATGTGAAGGTGCAACCAAAGAAAGCTTTGCCAATGTCACGTTTCTCATGCATGTTGTAGCCATCTTTCAGGGTCAGAGAGCCGGCAGTGTCGTCGGAATAACGGGCATGGGGATAGGCCTGTTGATAAAGTTCAGGGCTGGCAGGCAGCCCACGCGTTGCGCGCCAAATAAACCAGATCACATAGTCTTGGGACTCATACACTCCGGAATTTAGGGCAGTAGTGAAAACATGGCCGGTAATAAAGACATTCCAGAGGATGTACAAGGCATCGCCAATTAGGCACATAGGGTTAATGGTCTCCATGAGCAAAGTGGTCACGGTGTGGATGTACTCCTCAGCTTCAGCTGGGGTCATTTGAAACCACGTGCAAATGTGACGAGGGAGCTCATCGTACCAAACAGCACGGAAATCGTCAGGGCTACTAAGATCAGCACCTTCGCGGTCCGTGTCATCCATGAAATCACTCAAAATGTTGCACATAACATCATGCCAGTCACGGCCAAGGGGGTTCATGCCGACGACAATAGGGCTACGATGACGGCTGTGGAGGAAGCCGGAAAGAGGGCCAGAAAGAGCCATGCGACAGCTCAGCGAATAGTCAACTGGGCCAACAATGAGTGTGCGATTGCTCTTGAGTGGGTCACGTACTTCGTCTTTGCCAGCACGGCAGAAGACAACACCTAAGCGGGTCCGATTGCGAGCGCGGTCAAGGTTCTGGGTAACTTTATCCCAAATCTCTGGAATAAAGGTCAACTTACACTGCGGCGAGGGGCAAGATTTCGGGTGGCCATGCTGCGGGCAAAACATAAGCTTTTCTTTGCCGCGGAGTGAGGAACAGGACTGGTTACCTAAGGTCAATGAATACTTAACCCAAGGCCAACCGAGGGACGTTTCACGAACCAGACCGCGGACAAGTTCAAAACCATCGACGCGACGAAGGCCGTGCACGGCTTGCTCAGAGGTGAGCCAGAGGGGTGACCCTTCAATGGGAGGCACAATTATGAACGGGAGGTATTCACGTATGCGCAAACGCAGGAACTGGTGCCACTGCATCCCATTAAAAGAGTGAATGACAGGGGGTCGGTAACGAGCCTTCTTAAGTGACTCGTAGACAGGGTCCCAGACGCGATCTAACAAAGCAGAATAGTGTGGGGACATGAGGGCAGGGCAATTCATGCCAGCCACATAGCTTGGGCACTTGGCATGGCAGCAATAAGCAGGGGAAGAATGCTCATCGCACTGCCAGTCAGGGAACGGGCCGGGCCTCAGCTTGGACTTACTGTAAAGCGCAACACCCAGCTTGGGATCAATGTGGTGTTGGTAGATGAATTGGGGTGGACATTCAACATGTGAGCGCCCAAAGCGCACAGCGCCAGCTGCATCGACGATCTCTCCTACGGAGGTGGAGTCCTCGTCGGCTGGGGGGCCAATATCAGCTTGGACAGGAAGGCCTTCGGGATCTTCAAAGGCGGCCAACATCGCAGCAATCATGTCTTGGGTCAAGATGGCAATGAAGCCTGAAGTAGCAGATGTGCCTTCAATGATGCCACAAATCTTGTGAGTTGCGTGGACATTTTGCAGAACAGCTGGGCCCGCACACGAGCCAAGGGGGAAGGGCATGTCAACGGAGAAAGAGTCATGCACAAAGACACGCTCACCAGTGGGGGTGCGTATTGTGTGCTGACTAGTAGTGTAACCACAAGTGTTGATAACTGGAGTGTTTGAACGAGTCCAGTAACCAGTGAGGACTTTGGAATACTTAATTATGTCAGCGTCTTTGATGAATGAGGAGCGGATATCTTGGAAGGCTGGAATGTCGGCAAAACGAAGACAAGCGCGATCTGGGCGAGCTGGGAAGCCAGCGATTGTTGGGAAAACAGCGGTCGGGGGGGGTCGAACAACAGTGATGTTTTCAGGCTTGACATCCCAACTTTGACCAGTGCCGGGGCGGGTTAGGCGGAAAGAACGAATGCCAACAGATAGTGCGTCACCATAACAATGGTCGGGAATAAATCCAAACCGACCAGTTACGAATGTAATGTTTGAGTGCATAACCTGGCCATCGGTACAGAAAATGTCTAAGCGAGCAACGTTCTTACGGAGAATACTATCAAGTTGCTTGGTGGCATTGTCATCGACGCTGTTGACACGCTGTGAAACGGTCAATGAGGCAGCACCGACAGCATCGGTTTGAGCAACGGGGCGCTCAAGCCTATAGGTGACAGGTGGGTTGGTCTTGGAAACTTTGGCATGGGAGGGCTTAGGGTCGGAGCGACCACTTGCTCCTTCGGCGTCAGCAACCATGCCACGATAAAGCAGCCAAAGGGAACCGCCAATTGCGAAGAGGCCAACAGTGGACACAATGGCATACAATGCTAGGGACTGTCGACGAACCGTTTGGAGAGCAACGGCTGAGTCATCATGCCAACGCTGGAGCCTTTGATGATCATAAAGGAAACGAATAGACACTTCATCTCGAGCATCAAGATCACTTATAGCTTTATGTTTATGGCAGCAATAGGTCCAAACAAGGGAACGCCACTCTTCGTGGCGTGACTCTTCGACATACGTATCAGAAATGGCCGTGCGAATAGTGGCAAGGGAGGGCATGCCAACAAAACGCTGTTTAATCCAAAGGCCAAGAGCTTGATTGCGAATTGCGCTTGTTAAAGACAAATGGCGTGGGTTGGTGTAGAGCTCAGTGAGGGAAGGGCCAAGATCAGTTTGAGCATGTAGTTTGGCTGTGTAAGCACGGTTAAGGCGAGAATACAGAACTATAAGGTCAGGGGCGTTCTGGTGGACAAGGGGCATCAAGACACTAAGGCGAGACAAGGCAGGAGCGGGATCTAAGGGAAGGCGCGTGGACTCAAGAAGGAGCCACTGGCGCCATCCCTCAGGAGTTGTGTCTTCAGGAACATCACGACCAGCGGCACCTGTGCCATCGATGGGTCGAGCATCTTTCTTTTCAGGCTGAAGTTGAAGAGGGGCTGAGCCAAAAAACGCTTCAAATGGGACGGCGCCAGCAGGGCTGAGGTCAGGGGCGGAAGCCACATACAGCGGCTTGAGCTGCTCAGCAGGAATAAGAGGCTCAAGAAGCCTTTTAATGGGAATAAGGGACTCTTCCGCCTTAGGGTCAAACTCAAACGGCGGCGGAGCCGAGGGTTCAGGGGCCAACGGGGCAGGGGGGGCGGGCAATGGCTTAGCAATCTTCTTAGGATGGACCGCCATGTGGGCGTGGAACTCATGGAGCTTAGTGAACTCCGCACCACACTGAGGGCAAGAAACAGGAACCTCAGGAATAGAGGGGCTAACCACTGCGGCACCAATCTTACGGGAAGGGTCAAAGACGGTGCCGGCCAAAGAGGTTCGAATGGAGAGGCCAGCGCGTGGTGGGTAAATTTGCGGAACGGAAGCTTTCTCATGCTCCGCAACCATAAGACGGTGGTGGCACTGCAAGTTCCAAACCAAAGTGGAGTATATAACCGGGGCCCAACGTTTGGTGGCCCAGTCATAGAGCTCGAGCTCACGCCAAGTGTAATCAGCGGCGGCAGGGGGAGGGACCTCACCAACCATTGAAGCACGAGGGGTCGAAAGGCGCAGGACATATGGGCAGCGGCGAATGACCGCATCACGGTCGCCACCTCCACCTTCAGCCAATGATTGGACCATTGACTCAGGGGAGGGGTTCAAATCAAGGAAAGTGAAAGCAGGCTTAAAACGAAACATAGCCTTCTCTTCGGCGCGAGACTTATCAACAACTTTAGGATCAGAGTTGACAAGTGAATTGAAGAAACTGACTGCTTTTTGCCGATACTCCTTATTGTCGTTAGAAAGGAATTCAGAGAAGATCATGAACTTTTGGTTGTCATAAGCATCAGCAAAGCCAGTAATGGACACCGTGTCAATGGGGCAAAAGGCATCGCTATAATTGAACTCGGCGGACAAATCACGAATAATGGTCTTAACAAGGGTTGATTTGCCACGACCAGCAGCGCCACTAACCACGACATTTGTAGGAGTAACACGGGTGGTGTTCTCATCAGGGGAAGGCAAGCGATAGGCCTGGTTCTGAAGGGACATGAACAAGCCATTGGCTGACGCGGCGAGCGCGCCGGGGTGAGGCAACTTAGTGGTGGCAGAGTGTAGATCTTTCACGGATTCACGTAAGCGATTGTAACGATCGGCTTCAATAGCATTAAACTTCGATGCGGAAGTGGCGAAGATGAATGGACGGGCCTCTGCTTCAAGCTTGAGATACTGGTTGTAAAGCTCTGCATGGTCGCTTGGGGTGAAAATGTCGGAACGACCTGTAATCCAGGTGATGAGAGAAGAAACAAGGGCACGTATAAGTGGAAGGCCCTTTTCCTTAAAAGTGGAAAAGTCGTTGATTTGAAGGGCGACCTCATGTACAGTGGCAGGAACAGTGTAACCAGACATGACAGCGGAACCAACACCAAGAACACCGGCAAGGATAAAAGCAAAAGCACCAACGAAGAGGGCAATTTGGCTAGGCGTGAGGGATACAGCGCCCTTGGCATCAATAACCGCCGAAAGTGAGGGCGGGTTCTGCATGGGAGCAGTCGAAGTAGGGACAACAACGACTTTTGGTTGGGGGACAGTGGGGTCAGAATGGTGGGTTGCAGGGGGGACCACAGGATTAAACACGACGGGGGAGGTCGGTAGCTTTGTAAGTTGGGCCGCTACTTGGCCGATTTTGTCTAAAAAGACCTGTGGGATATGGAACTCAGCAGCTATGTCAAGGATGTAAGCTGCTAGGCCGATGGGATCACCCCAAAGGCGCCAGGCAAGCACCATTTTGGCTGCAACACGGGCAACAACATTCCATGTTTCAGGCAACTTCACAGTCATCTCTTCAATGCGGGGCAAGAAGATGTGCCTGAGGGGCGTGGTAGTGAGGTAAATGCCGAGGCGAGTTGGAAGGAGGAAAGCGGAAAAAGTGGAGTACAAATTCGTCACAACAGCGCCAATAACAAGGAACGGAAGGGCGACATGCATGCCAGCCATAGTTGCAATGAAAAGGAACACAGCACCAAAAGACCACTCGCGCCAACCTGTGGGCATAAGGCTGGCACCAACGGCATCAGTGACAAGAGCACCAGGGGCGATGGGGGCTCGTACGGCAAAAACCTGGGTGCCAGTTGGGACAAGCCAGACGGCGGACCGAAACACACGGCCAAGGAGGTAAAGGCACGTGAATGTCTGAACCACAATGGGAGGAAGGAAGGTGGTAACGGCCACAACGAGAGGGAGGGCTGATGCACTAAGGGCAATGCCAAACACACTGGTGTGGGTCACGGCAAGAAAGCCGTAAAAGGACCAGAAGAAGCCACGACCAAATGCTAAAGCAAGAGTTGGGTGCCAGGCAATGAGAGCAAACAAAACTGTTTCAATGATGAAAGAGAAAACAACTTCGAGGTAGGCGTCAACAGGTGCAAAAACTTCAGGGGCAAGGGCGAATAGGAGGTCAGCAGCATTAAACACAGTGCTGCGTTGGGCAGTGGCAGCCACGCACCAAGCAACCCAACTACCAAATACGGTGAGTGGGATGGCAAGGAGCTTGGCAAGAAGGACATCCTCAGGGAGATAGAGGAAGGCAAGACCGGAGAGCAAGGTCAAGAACATGAAAGTGTTGAGAGTGGAATACAATGAGGCCTCTGCCGAGAGCACATGGGCTCTCGCGAGGGAGAAAAGGCGAGCAACAGCCGCGGACATACGTCCACGAACGTTGGATGGGGTTAAAGACATTGTATTCGAATCGGTGACTAACGAGAAAACGCACCGATTCAACCACATAGTATTTTGCGTCGAACTAAGATAAGACGTTGTCACACAATTTTTAAGGGTGTAACTTCCCGAGGAGCAAGTCCCAGCGTCCGTGCTGGCTTAGCACCATGTCCATCTACGTGTAAACGCGTGCCAATTAAGGCGAGTTATAAGCAAATAACAGTAGGATGAGGGGGCAAAAGCCCCCTCTGTAAGGGTCCCAGACACATACATGCTTACCTGTGGCATAGCTCTACAGGTGAAGCATTGCATGATCTCAATAAAGGTGTGAATCCAAGCTTTTGGCAAGGATTGGGAGGTGTGGACTACTACTGGCAGTGGGACACTGCGAATCAATTCCATAATTGCAGCCCTTTTTAGGGGGCGGACTAACCAATTCGACTCAACCAATGGGCCTTTCGGAATATAGAGACAAAGCTCAAGAACAAGTTCAAGAGATAGCGTCTTCTCAGATGGGTTGACATCTGGCTAGCGATACCACTATGGGGGAAAGTGGTGACATGCTAGACATACGACTAATGGCTTAGGAAGTCTATTCACAAGAGTAACAGCGGTTTAGAGCAAACTAAAGTGAAAAGTGGTTTATGGGAGATCTATCAATTCAAATTTCAAATAGCGCACCGGCCAACAAAGTTGGGAGGTGACACATTGAAGTGTACGCGCAAACATAACTCAGCGAGCCATGCTTTTATGAATGATTTTATGCGATTTTTGTAGAAAGTATATAATGTTTTGAAATTTTTATGGTGGGAATAGGGAAAATAAGGGTGGGGATAATAATTAAAATGGAAACAAAATGGGAGGGAAATATGGGATATATAAAAATAAAGGACGAAGCCACAATGGGCGGTAGTCTGACAGCTTAATTTCAACGAAGAAAAGTGATAAAGAGTCAAGGAGGGGCAATCACTTCTCAGAGAGGGGATGGAGGTAAATCCATC